AGACGTGCCCACATTGCACCACCATGAACATTTGGCTCGTCATTATCATCGGTTTCGCAACCTGTGAAGATGACTTGAAAACTCAATGTCCTGTTAGGCATGGAAGTTACCGCGATTACCATACAGTGTAAAAACTCACCGTGGTACTCTTCCATGTTTTTTGTATACTCTCTACGAACCCACGCTTTGAAGTAAGGTACGTTAGATTGTAAAAATGCCATTAAATAACTCTATTCAATATATCCATTGCAATAATTAAACCGTAAATGCCTATAATCTGCATCTCAATACGGGCAAAGCGTTTAGAGCCACTTTCAAACTTACTTTCAATATTAGCCATGCGTATTGCACATTCTGCTTCATGTTTTTCTAGCAAAGCTAATATTTGTTTAGTTGTAATCCTTTTTTCTACCATGCTTTACAACTCCAGTAACGCGCACTGAATTTATCTTTTGCTGTATCACATCTATGCCTAGCACGAAAATTTTTCCTGCGAGCAGGTTGGTCTTTTTTAATTGACATATTAGGATCACCAAACCGCACTAACTTAACTTGATCACCTTTTTTAGCTAATACAGCCGACTTTTTAGGTCCATTAGGGGTACGTTTTGGCTTGTTGTACCCACTAAAAGTCTCACCACGATATGTCAATTTACCCGAAGGGGTACGTTTAACATTCTTAGTTGTAGCCATTAGAAGTTTTTCCTACATTCAATAACTAACGATACACCTTCTGTATCATCCAAACCAGTAACCTCCAACTTTATATCGCCATAAGTTGCATCACTTGTGTCTGAACCTGCTCTTGGTATACCTCCCCAACCGCCCGTGGTGTAGTCATGATACATACTGCCACCACCTGTACCTGCTTGAACTAAGTTAGCAATCAAGATATTACCTTCATTTGCTACCCAAAATAGATCAGCAGTGGGGTTGCTACCTGAGTCAGCAACGGATGCCCATATCCTGTGAATATTAACAGAAGCTAATGCTCTACCGTCCGAATGAGCATACTCCGAATTGCTAATGTCAACAACAACAGGGTCGGCTCCATTGGTAGTATCATTATAATACTCAGAGTATCTAATAACTAATAAACGGTCAGTATTTACTATCGCCTCTGGTCCAACTATTACGTTAGCCATAAGTTATACCTCCGAGTTATTAAACGTATTGGAATACCACAATGATTTTTACTGCACCTGTCGCTGTTAAGTCATTGGCTAAAGGGGTAAACCTTACAAACAAATCTCTTGCAGCACTAGTATGTAATGTTGCGGCAGGTTCCATGGCTTCACTTGTAGCTGGTCCAGTACCATTATTTGCAAATTTTTGTGCGGCAGCTCCAACACAGTTTTCAATTATATATAATGGTACATTAGCTGCGGCTGTTACCGCACTACCACCATCATCTAATAAGGCTTTAGTAGCTAATATTTGACCACCGCCTGAAGCAGTGCCAATACTAATATCTAAATCATCACCACTAGAACCTGCTGTTGTTAAAGCAGATTGTGGTATGACTATAAAATCTTTTATTACTGTGCCCGCAGGTTGATCACCAATATCTGTATCAGTGTTTGCTGCTGCGGTAGCTGTAATAGAAGCTGTTGTAGCTGTAATAGAAGTTAATTTAAGAGCACCAGAGGCACCAATGGTGACATCACCTGTAGCAGTAATATTACCACTAGCATCTATGTCTAAGTTAGTTGTGACTGCGCCTGTTGTTGCAGCTTTTGTGATTACTTCAAAACCGCCTTCTGAGCGGACTGGTCCTGTAAAAGTTGTATTCGCCATGTTGTTTCTCCTGTCTTGGCTAGTGTCAACTCACGGGGTGCGAGTTGTCAGGGACATTAGAATACTAATGCAAAAAGAAAGGGAGCGCAAGCTCCCTTCTTCTTTACTGATTGATGCTTATGCAGCTCCAGGAGAGCCAAATACACATCGTGGATCAGATACACCAAAGCTGTAACGCTCACGAGCTTTATAGCGTACATTGCCCGTATCAAAGTCGCCTTCCATAGAAGTTGACAAAGGTGTACGTTCAAAGTGCTTAAAGCCATTAGGCGCGTCAGTTTTAATGAAAAAGGCATCAGTATCTGTCAAAAAGTTATTTACAACATAACCTTCTGGCAACATACCCATGCTTCGCATCGCATTGACGTCGTTGTCAGCAGTTCCAGGACGTTGGTTTGAACCCATTAAACGCTCTGCAACAAACTGCAACTCAGGTGGAATAATCAATTTACGGCCTTGTACCGCAATTTTCATTCCTCTTTCATCAATAAAAGCAGCGATATCAATCATTGATTGCTCAAGTGAAGTTTCATTCAAGTCAGCAGCAACACTAAGCTCATTCTTAAAACTACCACCTGTTGAGGTTGGGTGATCATCAGCACATAATGCTTTACCATCACCATAAGTGATACCACCAGCAGAAGCTAAATTAAACGCCTTGTTCAAAACAGCGGCAGCTTTAACTTGCTTAGTTTGTGACATTGAACGAGCCAACGCTTTGGTATAGCGGCTAGAAAGACGATCATAAAGATTATCTTCTATTGCTTCCTCTGTTATTGCAAAGGCCAAAGCAATCGTTTCATGAGTGTAACGAGCAGTAAATGATTCGTTTGCACTATCAAAAGCCACGGCAGCGCCTTCAGCTTTAGTAGGTGCATTACCGAACCCTGCTAACATTACCTCTTCTTCAAAAGCACGATCTGAAGTTTCTGTTTCATAAATTTCAGCGTGCTGATTGTCGTAGCGGTCGTACTCCAAACCGAACAGAGCATTTAATCCGGGCTCTAGTTCTTTAAGGAGTTGGGAACGTGAAATAGCCATATCCTATATCTCCTTAATTATGGGTTAGCGAATAAACCAGTACCAATAGCAGTTCCTGCTCCAGAAGCACCATTGAAGTGGTTGTTCAAACGTACGATTAATGGGATGCCCGCAGCAGTAAAGTCATCATTACCAGCTTGATCTAACACACCAACAATCCGCATGTTTAAAGCAGCAGTTGCAGCGAGTGTATTAAGATCTAGCGTAGCAGAGGATAACCCTGTAGCTGTCGAGCCCGAAGTTGCCGTTGCAAAATCAGCATTTGCAAAAACAGCAGCGTTTTTAAGTTCACCTTCTGTGTCTTCAGTAGTCTGAGCATTACTGGTCATAATAGTGAAGAGCATATTAGGGTCATCATAAACGAACGCTTTTACATCAAAGTTTGAGTCCACGTCTCCAGATCCAGGATAATAGTTCCTAAATACTGGTTTACCTGTAGAAGAGGAAACATACTCACAACCAGCAAACACTCCTAAAAGAGCCACAGAGCCACCCGCTGCATCACCAACTAATTCGATAGTACCATCGTTAGTTGGAACAACAGGTGAGCCTTGAAAAATAGCTGTGTTGTAAATAGTTTCATCATCAGAAGCGTTGTCAATAATATACTGTGTTAAAGCCATATTATTGGAACGACCACCAAGAAGACCGTAAGGACGCAAACCATAGGCAGATTGTGTATTAGCCATGATTTTTCTCCAAAAAAGTTAAAGTTTATTCGGTGTCTGTTCCACCGAATGTTACACGTGATTGCCTATCAGGTTTACTGATTGGCATCGAAGGGTGCTGTTCCCGTAACATGTCGTTGTCGATAGCTTCTTGCTGATCTTCTGTTTTAGCAGCAAAAAAAGCATTCCGCTCGGCAAGTGACTCTACTGGGAATCTAGCAAGTACCAAGCCTCCTACACCTATTACACCAGCATGTTTTCCATCCTGTATTGTAGGTGCGTAAAAATCTGGGTACTCATCAGCGCGAACAAGATCAAATCCTTCGCGTAAACGTGCAGATAGGTTTTTAGTATCATCAGATCCCATGATAGAAGTGCGGATCCAACGGTGTATGTAACCTTCTGGTGCGGGTGGTGCGTCTAAACTTGACGGTGGTTTCCATGGTGTTCTGCGGGTTGTTTTTTCCCGTGTTTTACTAGCGCGTGGAGAACGAGTTGTTTCAGTTGCTTCTGTCATAATTCGCTCCTCACGAATTTAGGCGCTCTAACTGAGCGGCATATTGTTCTAATGGTACATTAAGTTTTCTAGCAATTGCAATCTGACTTTGGGTCAATTTAATACTTTTTTTGCTTTTTTGTCCAGTTTTTCTGCTTGGTCCTGCAACCATAGGAGAAGTTGACTGTTTTTTAACCTCAAACTTGTGTGGAAACTCCTCACGCATACGTTTGTCTATCTCGTCATAATACTCATCGCTGGTGGGGTCATAGCCCTCCGTTTCTACAAGTGACTTATGTATGCTAAATGCAGTAAGCGTCATTGGCTCATTTTCACCAAACCACTCATTTCTGGCTGTCCATTCTTTAGCTTTTTCATCTGGCTCTGGTGGTTGCTGTTGTTGAGCGTAAGGTTGTTGAGCATAAGGTTGTTGGTCTTGGGGTTGAGCTTGTGGTTGTTGTGGTTGTTGTTGATAAGCTTCTTGTGCTCTTTTTTGTTGTTGCTGGTAAAGTTTAACTCTGCTTTCTTCAGCAGCTAATTGTGCCATTTGCCCTTGTATCTCTACTTGTGTAGCAGAGTCACCTCTATCTATGGCTTCTTTTAACTTAGAAGATAATAATTCTTTTTGTGACGTTAATCTGTTTTGGAACTCGTTGGTGTAGTTTTGACCAGCTTGCGCCTGCCGTTGATTACTTTCTTGCAGTTGTTGTTGCACAGATTGTGCATACTCTATGGCAGCTTGCTCTCTACGTTCAGCCTCACGCATTTTAGCAGTGAGTTTGCTAATACGTTTATTTACAGATGCACTGTAGTTTTCTAGATCTTGGTCTGTTTGCTCTACTGGCTCTGTTGGTTGCTCTGGCTCACTTGATTCAAGTTCAACCTCAAGTTCAACCTCTTGTGGTTCGGCATCTAAAACTTCTGTTTCTTGCGCATCTTGTT